TGTTGGAGCTGTTGTAGTCCAAACACTTGAATCGTTCGCTTGTGCAGCACTATTAAACAATAATTGATAACCTGATGATAAATCTTTGTGCCATATTTTCCATTCATAAGCATCACTTGTAGATTTAGCAATTATCATTTCAGGCGCTGCTGATAATCCGTGACCTATGGTTGCAGTACTTCCACTTCCAGTGTATGTAGCTATTGAGAAACCAGCATCTGTATTTGCTTGTACTGTACTTGTGATACTCCCATCAGTATTGCTGCTTGTAGTTCCTCCCCCTGCTTTCCAACACCAAGCAACCATACTTTGACCACTTCCATTAAATCCATTTCCACCACCAAGTGTAAATCCATCTGAATCAAAAGATGTTACTCCATCTGCGGTTGTATCTTCAGAATTACTTGCATTTGAATAAACGTGTTTAGTTGAACCTCTTGTAGAATCTTGAAGATTATGCCAAGTAGTACCACCTCTTTGCTTAATCCATACAAAATCAGGTTGGAATCCAACTCCTGTTATAGATTGAGATGAACCTGTACCTGTATAAGTAACTGCCTTAAAGTTTTCACTTGGTGTTAATCCACCTGCACCTGCAGTAGCACCTGCACCAATTAATCTTTTATTTAAACCCATTTATTAAATGTTTGGGAAATCGTATGTAATAACACCTGCTTTAGTTGTAATTGCATTTATTTCCGATTCAACTGTATCTGATGTAACTCTTAAATCTTCTCTTGCTTCTACTATCTCTTGTGGCACTTCTGTTCCATTATCAGCTTTTCTAATAATGTACCAATCTGTTTTTGCAAGTTCACTTCCTATTCTGTGTTTGAAATTGGTAATTGCTTGTTCTTTTAATTCGCTTAAAGATTTATCAAACGACTTATTAGATTTGTCTTTTCTAAATACTGTTGATCCTGTGTCCCAATATATCTCACCTAAATCGTGTATTCTTGAATCATAATCTTCATCAATAATTACATCAAAAAGACCATTGTTTTTCATATCTTGGTCAGACCAACCTTTTACGTTTAAATGAAGTCCAGTTGATGACCTAAATGAATTTGGTACTGATTGATAAAATGTTATTACACCTCCGTTGTTTACTGCTTTCATAATTTATGCTACTTTATTTATTGTTGCAAATTGTTCTGTGTTTCCATTTGTAGAAACTATTGATATTAAATTTTCCCCACTTCCATCATAAGTAGAAGCATTTGTAAGTTCTTTTACACTTGATGGTAAAGTTAAAGTGTAATTACCACTAATAACTAAATTGATTTGCATACCTGTTGAAACATTAGAAAATGTTAAAGTTGTATCTGCACCTAAAGTTTTAGTAAATGTTGTAGCAGTTGCCCAATCTACTGCAGTTCCACTTAATGCTGCTGCAGTTGTAAACTCTGCACCTAATTTAGCATAAGTTACACCATCATTGGCAATTTTTGCAGTAGTTACACCTAAATCTTTTATCCTTAAAGCATCTGCATTTGTTTCTATTGTAGAATCATCAACATTAACTGTCAAAGTCACATCACCACTTGTGCCACCACCAGTTAGACCATCACCTGCAACTACACTTGTAATGTCACCTGCAGATAAAGTTTGCCAAGAAAAACTACCATCACCATCACTAATAAGATATTGACCTGCAGTACCATTACCTGATACATTTAATCTTTGAGCATCTACACCATTATCAACGATCATAGCACTAGAAACCTCACCTGTTGAAGATGTACCTATTAATGTACCTTTTGCAGTAGAAACAATTACACCTGTGTTTGTAAGTGTTAATCCAAGTGCATTACCTGCACCATCAGTTAGTGCTTGTGCTGAACTATCTATTGCACCATTATCACCAACTTTAAGTAGTGAAGTATAAGTATCTTTTATTTTGTTACCTGTTAAACTTGCCATTTTTTATAAATTAAATTTGTTCCCAATTTGTGTTTTCGTGATTCCATTGGTGTGCATTTCTATTCCAATACGATTTTAAATGCTTTACAATCGAAATCACTTTGTTACCTATTTTTGCTAATCCTAATCCTTGTCCTAACATACTACTCTATATAAGCTATTATTTTTCCTGCTGAACAACTAATCGTATGGAATGATCCATAAATAATCATACCTGTAACAAGTTCTAAACTTGTTATTGATGTATCTCCACCTGTAGTTGCATTTGAACAAGTTATTGTTGAATCTTCCGTTGCTTGAATAGCATTGTATTTTTCACCTACTGTGCTTGTTCCTCCTGAAGAAACAATTCTCAAACCAAATTCTCCAAATGCTGCTTTTTGATAATTTCCTGAATAATATAAATCGTTTGACATAGCTAAATAATTTACTACAAAAATAACAAATTAATAATTAATGATTTCGACCTTGCCCTCTGTATTTTTTTTTGTAACCATTTTGACCTTTAGAAGCATTTTTACTATGCCTTCCTGGTCTTTTTTTCTTTGGCTTTTCTATATAAGAAACAAATACTTTTCGTGCCATTTTAGTTTGACTTGTTGTTAAACTTCTCGAAAGTTCTCATACCACCAAGACCAAGCATACCAATTAAAACAGTCATAAGATGTTCCATTTGCAGGGCAGGTGGTGCTGATTCAACTCCAACATACCAAACAAGCAAATCTCTTAAAACAAAATTATATGCTAGAGCAAATCCACAAACCCAACCAATAAAAGGTCGCCAACCTGCAACAAAAATTGTCCTGTGTTTTGCTTCTTGCTCGTTAATTTGTGCTTGTAGTTCAATTAACTTTTGTGGATCAATCTCTTTACCCTTTATAAGTTCTCTTATTTCAAGACCAAGACCACCAATATCATCACTTGTTTTAAAACCCAATAATTTTTTTAAAAGTTTAAGCATCTTCTTCTATTTTATCCAAATCAAAAGAATGATATGTAGAGTAACCTTTGCCCTCTTTTCTTTTAGCTTGATAACAAAGTTTTCTGTTATTTCCTTTTACATAAGAAACGTGAATCCAAGCAGGGTTATTATCATCACCTAATTCCCAAATTAATTTATCATAATCTAACTCATTTTTGATTATATAAAACAATTCACAATTTGTAACACCTGTTGCATCTAAATCTATTGCACAACCATCTATATGTTGAGATGTAGCAACTGCACCTGAAATAGCATTATTTAATTCTTCTGATCTAAAAAAACTATTTACGATAAT